TTACTGCGCGGCAGCTGCTTTCTGGCGAGGCTGTCTCTTCGTTTTTGCCTTTGGATGCGGCGTGACATTCTGGACTTCACCTGGCTTAGAAATGAAACGTACAAAGGTTTCATGGCTGACGAACGTTGCTCCACAATTAATGTTCTGACATTGGTTATAGCGCTCCTTTGTTTCGCTTGAATGCTCGAAACTGCTACGAGTATGCGCTGACTGACCACACAGAGGGCACTTAATCATATTGTTCACCTTTCTTGAAATCACTGTCTTGAAATAACATCATCTCGTCTGGTGAACAATATACCAAAGGTCTCATATTGAGATCAAGAACTCATTTCAATTTATTCGAGTTTTATTTCGAGATCTAACGATGTTGTAAAACCACTGTCATTGAGATTGTGAGTGACTTTGACTATCGTCCAATCTGTTCCATCAATCTCTTTCTTAAATCCCTCTAGTTGGACAGGCATTTCAGGATAAATGTCAGCACGTCCCATCGCCAGAGTAATAGAGAACTGCGCCGCTCCCCGCTGCATTTTTTTCCAAGCAGCTGTAGCTGCACGTTTCGCTTCTTCCTTATTGGAATAAATACGCGAAATGGTCAGAATATTCCCTTGAGTTCCCTCCAAATAGTTTGAGGACTCTTGCTTCGTCGTTGTGGTCTGATGGTGCTCAGTTTTTGACTCACTCTTCTCCTCATAAGATATTTTGCCCTCAACAGTGAGACTGGCTTCTGTATCAGTACCGCCTTGACCTCTGTTTTTATCTTTGCGCCTATTTTTAATATAGGCAGGCTTATCTCTTCCCTTCGTTTTTGGAGATTTCTTCGTCGTATTGACGTTACCCGGCTTTGCCAAACTCACTCCGCCAGGCTTAGTAAGATTGACATTACCAGAGAGTCTGCTTTTGGTATCTTTTTCTTTTTTAAGCGGTTGAGGTTCTTTTTTCCTGGAAGAATTGTCCTCTTTTTTAGTCGGATTTTTATCTTGTTTAGCAGGTTCTTTACCTTTTTGAGGTGTTCCCTTACCTGATGACTTATTTTCACTGCTTTTATATTCAACAGACAGTTCAACTTTCCCCTCTTTTGATTTCACCCGCTTCAATTCCACCGTTTGCTTAGTGGTTGTACGCGTATCCATCCACTGAGCTATAACACCCGTATAGGCCTCACGATCGGACAGTGAAAACCGATGGCTGTCTCCTGAGTGACGAGTAATCAGTGCAAGTTCAATATCCTGACCACTTGCTGTTTTATTTTCTCCCTGCCGAATAAACAACAATTCACCATTTTTTACCGAAGTAATCGCCCCTTCTTGCTTCGCCACTCGCGTCAAAAAACTCACGTCAGATTCATTCGTCTGATCGATATGTACTGAGACACCTTTTAATTCCTGACTGATTTTGAATTTCAGTTGGTGTCTCGCAGCAATTGTACTCACAATGCTCTCTAACGTTTGTTTATGATAAGACTGCTCGCGTTTGACATTCAGGTCACCACGAAAATCCGCACTGCGGGCACGAATAGTCAGCCGATCGGGTGCTCCGGTATGTTCGATTTCATCAACAACAAATTGCCCCTTTGGTGTTAAGGAGTGGCCTTGCCACCCCAGTTCCAATGTCAGAATATCGCCTCTTTGAGGTAATCTCAGCTTGTCATTGGCATCATCCAATTCCAGATCCAGTTGGTCTGATTCCAAACCACGGTTATCCGTCAGTGTTAACGACATCAGACATGACTGAATCTTGCCACTGATATCCTTATTGTTGATTTCCAAGCGAAATGCAGGTTTACTGGTCTTTCCTGTGATCAAATCAAATTGAGGGATCCAGTCTGTATTCGGCATCCATTGTTCAGAATCAATCATGAGAATACTCCCTTAACTTTATTGGCTACTTCATCACTGAAACTAGAAATTTTCTTTGATAAATTAGGTAACTCTTTCTGTAGATTAGAAAATTGATCCTGCAAATCTCCCAGCATTTCAAACAAATTGTTGTCAACGCGCCGTAAGGTCAACGTAAAGCTAATTTTTCTCGCTACCCCGCCAGACATAAACTCCGTTTTCGTCTCATCAATGCTTTCGATAACGAACATTCCGTAAATAGAACCGCTTCCATCAATAAAAGACCATGCCTTGCCACTGTCTGCCATCAACGTCAGTGCAGTCAAAGAAAGAGAGCCTCCTGTCAATTCAGGATACAGCTCACCTGATAACGTGATCGTATCATTATCAGAACCCACAAATTGCCATGCAGGCCGCGCTCCCACGCGGCTATTAAAGGCATGTCTCCAGCTTTGTTTATGCTGGAAACTTTGATAAGGCGTTGTTTTCAACATAAAAACAAATAAACCAAGTGCAGCCATCATGAGAAGAATTCCCCCCTATCAGAATATGAGCTACGCATACGGGCTTGCTGTGTGCGTTCCCGTTGTTCCAGTTCCTGTCTGACCATACGGGCGATATCCTGAGCGGACTGTCCCTGAGAGCCATAGACATAAATGTTATATTGCGGTGCTGCGCCACTATTTTGCTGTGGCTGACTCTGCGCCCGCTTCGCCTGAACTTCCCCGTAAGTATGGGCAGGCAAACTTTGTGGGTGTAATGGTGTATTCTGGGCGGCTACGGGCAATGGCATAGAGCTAATGGCAACCCCTATAGCCGCATACTTTGCCGTATCTAACCGACTGGTAACACTTGCTGAACCAGCAACAAGCTCAGGCCCACGTTCTCCGACAATAGCAATTTCACCATTTGAAACATATCCACCTTTATCCAGTTTCTTAGCCGGCATTAAGTCTTTGGTGACTTCACTCTTGGTAATTTCCTCAGATTTACTTAACTCAACTTCCTTTTTATCACTGCCACCAAAGAATGATTTAACTGCATCACCGAAACTTTTGAATTTATCTTTCAGCACCTTCCATTTTTCTTGAATACCTGTTAACAGGCTGTCAATCATTTCCGAACCCGCAGATTTTAATTTTTCCGGAATAGCCTGAACATCCGCAACTATTTCATTCCATTTATCTGAAATTGATTTTTTTATGCTTTCCCAGATTTCTAATGTATTCTGTTTTACAGATTCCCAAACCCCACTTATTGTCGCTTTAACTAATTCCCAGGCTTCTGAAGCACTTTGTTTAATTGTTTCCCAATTTTGGTAGATAATGCCAATTAGTCCCCCATTCATAAAGAAACTCTTAATACCTTCCCACGCCACACTAACAAGATTTTTAATTCCTTCCCAAGCAACGCTGAAGATATTTTTTACACTATCCCATAAGGCCATAAATTTTGGCCCCAATGATTCCCAATTCTGCCAAATATAAACAGCAGCCATTGCGATAACACCGATAATGGCAAGAATTGGGTTTGCCATCATAGCCCGACCAATAAACAATATTGCTTTACCTAATACGCTGAAGGCATTGCTTAAAAAAGATAATCCTTTTGCTCCAACGCTTGCCAGAATATTTATTCCACTGCCCAAAACACCAAAAACTTTTTGGCCAATATTTCCCAACAATCCCAAACCTCTTCTTTGGTTTCCGAAAGTATCTTTGCCTCCTTTATTAGACAGTAAATCAGCACCATCATTAAGTGAGCCAAAAACCTTGCTTCCGGTTTTACCAAAAAAGTCCATGGCAGCTCTTAGCGCTTCCAAAGCCTCGGTTCCTAATTGCGCGAATGCCTTCAAGCCAGTGTTTAAATTTTCCAGTGCCTGAATACCTACTTCCGCAAATCGATTAATATTGGCTCTTAAATCTTCCAGAGCCTGAGAGCCAATCTGAGTAAATACATCCAAAGGCGCGGTCAGTTTACTGAGGGCCTGAACACCCAGCTGCACAAATGAGTCCAACGTGGATTTTAATTTATCCAGCGCCTGAACACCCAACTGCACAAATGAATCCAGTGTAGATTTTAATTTATCCAGCGCCTGAGTGCCCAACTGGGCAAATATATCCAGAGGGGCTGTCAGTTTATTCAGCGCCTGAACACCCAACTGCACAAATGAATCCAGCGTGGATTTTAATTTATCCAGTGCCTGCACACCTAATTGCGCAAAGAAATTCAAACTGGCTTTTAATTCTTCAAAAGCATTAAGTCCTAATTGCAAAAATACATCCAGACTGGATTTTAATTTATCCAATGCCTGCACACCTAATTGCGCAAAGAAATTCAAGCTGGCTTTTAATTCTTCAAAAGCGTTAAGCCCCAACTGAACAAACATATCCAAAGGATATGTTAGTTTATTCAAAGCCTGAGTTCCCAACTGCACAAAAGCATTCAAGCTGGATTTTAATGTATCCAGAGCCTGACGTCCCAGTTCCGCAAATGTATTTAAACTGGATTTCAACGTTTCTAAAGCTTTAATACCTACTTGAGCAAAAGTATTTAAACTGGATTTTAATGTATCCAGAGCCTGGCGCCCCAGTTCTGCAAATTTATTCAGACTACCACTTAGATCAACAAAAATCTGGATTCCAAACTGCGCAAAAATATTTAAATTGGCTTTTAATTCAACAAATGCTTGAACACCCACTTGCATAAAAAAGTTCAGGCCAGCTTTTAATTCAGCAAAGGCCTGAATGCCCAACTGCGCAAAGAAATTCAGGCTGGCCCTTAATTCAACAAACGCCCGAACACCCAACTGAACAAAGAAGTTCAGGCTGGCTCTTAACTCAACAAAAGCCTGAATTCCCAACTGTGCAAAAAAGCTCAGACTGACTCTTAGTTCAGCAAAGGCTTGAATTCCCAACAGCGCGAATATATTTAAATTAATTCTTAACGAGTCAAATACCTTTATACCAATACTGCCAAAGATTTGTATATGGCCAAGCAGAGTTTGGAATACGGCTTTTACTGAACCCGTAGTTAATTTCAAAGTTGTATTAATTTTATTCAGAATGCCAAATAAAATTGTTATCTTGGGATTAATATTAATGACCAGTTTATCTAACAATGAAAAATTGTTAGTCATATTCCCAGTTACACCAAAATTAAATTCATTTTTCTTACTGGATGAATTTTCTTGTTTAATAATCTGGGTGGTTTGAATAGTATTGGCTGATTGACTGGCAGCACTAACCTGCATCACTTTTGAAGAGTTCTGCCGCGCAGAGAAAGATTGTTTAATTGTTTGAGTATAGGCTTTAAGATCGGTGCGTATACGCGCAGTTTCCTGCGCATAACCCACAATAGGCTTTAAGCTTTCAACGGTCTTATTGAGTTTTTTAAACTGGTTATGGATTTTATCGACTGAATTTTCCAGCTTTTTATGATGCCGTTGAAAAGTCTTAAAGGAACTGGTCAGCTTTCCTACGGTACTCAGTACCTTATTTAGCTGTGACTGTATATTACTCATTTTCTGCACCACTTCTTAAAATGGCCCGATGTCGCCAGTCCAATAGTTCCGACAGTGACATTTCATCTGTGACTGCCGGAGACCAGTGAAAAACGGTGGCAATATCTGCCACCAATTCATCAACGGTTAATCGTTCTGGGAATCGGACTTGACCGACTTCGGCAACAAAAAATTGACCACCTCCACACTGAGATTAATCAGATCACCAGGTGACATCATCATCAGGTCACTTTTGGTCAATGCAGGGGTGGTAACACGCGGCAGGACAAGCAGCATAGAATCCACATCCATTTCCAGCAGTGCCTGTAAACGAGCACCGCGCAGTGCGCCACTGTTAGGTTTGCGGATCATCACTTCCGTGATTTCGCCGTTACCGCGCGCCAGTGGGGCTTCCAGTTCGATAATGCGCAGATCGTCATTTTGAGTGTTCAGTGTTTCTGTCATGGTTCAACCTTGTTTATCCGATAGATAACCTGTCTCAATAAATATGAAGAGACAGGAAATAAGTTTTACCCTTCATCTTTCAAGTTGCAGCTTTGTTGGCTGCACTCACTCCCCCTAGTCACATAGTTATCTATGCTCCCAGGGATTCGTTCTCTTGCCGCCGCGCCGCAACTCGAAATCTATTGGGTATAATTTGTTAAAAAGAGCGATTAAAAAAGACCGATAGCGCGGCGATGCTGTTCCAGACGATCTTCACCACCGACTTTCTCAACCATGTTGATGGTGTCGATTTCAATCAGTTCTTCGCCATCCCATGTCAGTTTGAAATAAGTGTTTTTGGCAGTGATCTTGGTCTGAGTGTTATCACCTTGTTTATAAGTGCCGTGATCGAATTCCTGGAAACGACCACGCATCACGACTTCGACCGCAACCACATCACCAGTGTCTTCGCGCTCAAAAGAGCCAGCAAAGCGCAACATAACGCCGTCTGCTTTCGCGATGCCCCACTGTTTGTACAGTTGAGCTTCGATACCGCCGAGAGTGAATTCCGCATCCAATGCGCCTTCATCCAGACCCAGATCCACCATTGCGCTGCCGTTCATGCCTGCACCACGGTAAGCTTCCAGCTTGCGGCTCAACTTAGGAAGAGTCAGCTCTTCCACGATCCCCTGATAGTTGTTGCCATCATTGAACAAGTTCAGGTATTTAAGTTTGCGAGGTAATGCCATCAGTTAGCCCCTTATTTATTGATACTTTTAGCGAAATCCATCAGGTAACTATCTGTAATGCGCTGGCGTAACATCATGTTTTCCAGTGGCGGTACAGGTGTATAGTCGTAATCGATGGTCAGTTTGCCCGCTTTCAGGGTGTCTTTGTCGTTGGCTTTGTCGTCATACCAGCAACGGCCATCAATGATGTAGCCACCGGCTTTCAGTTCACGGAACTTAGCATTAATACCTTCGATAATGTCGCGAACCAGTGATGGAGTCAGCGGTTTATCGATAGCCCACATGTGTGAATCAGCCATAGTGTCAGCCAGAACCTGAGCAGTACGGGTGTAGCTTTCAAACTGGAACAGTGAATCATCAGCACAAGTGCGGGAACCCCAGAAACGGAAACCGTTTTTGCGGATCAATGTGGTGATACCGTTTTTGTTCAACAGATCCGCGTCAGTTGCGGTATCTTGCAGATCCCAGAAAACATCAGCAGACAGACCCGTCACACCGTTGACACCCACGTTGGACAAAGTTTTGTGCCAGCCGGTTTCCTGGTCAATCTTAGCGCGCAGACCCAGAGCACGGGCAGTTGCATAAGCGACAGCTTCGCTATTGGTAACGGTATCCCAGCTCAAGAAATCTGGCCAAATCAGCATCAGCTCACGCTGATTAAAGTTTTCGCGATACTTGATCACTTCTGAAATATTTTTGCAGCCATAAGCACTGATATATGCGATTGCTTTCAGCTTCTGAGCGATACTTGCCAGTTCAACAGCAACTGCTTTTGAATCCAGACCCGGAACACCCAGAATACGAGGCTTAACACCGAGCTGGCTTTGCGCCGCCAACAGTGCCTGCATACCGGTTTTCTTACCTGCATCAGTGACACCACCGATGATATTAGAAATGGTTGCTTCTTCAGACTCGCCCTCAGCAACACGGACAACAACAGTGACAGGTTGAGCCTGAGCTGCGATTGCTTTCAGTGATGCGGACAAAGTCCCTTTCTTCCCAGCCTTACCACTGGCGCTCATAACGTCAGTAATCAGGACTGGAGTATTTAATGGAAATGTTTTTTCGTCTGCGTCAGGGGCAGTACAAACCATACCTACGATAGCGGTGCTAACGGTAGTGATAGTACGAGTACCTTCATTGATTTCCTGTACACGGACGCCGTGATGATAGTCTTGTGCCAT